GGAACTGAACGACCACTGCCCTTACTGGCGACAAAAACAATGAGCGAATGTCTTCCCGACCTCCCCCGTTACGTCCGCCAGCGCGGTGATGAATGGCAGGGCGCCGACCACCAGAACGGCCCCTGGCGACCGATCCCGGCGCCGCAATCGGGCCTGCCCTGGGCGACAGATGGACCGGCTGTGCAGAGCAGGGAGCCGGCCTCCGTCGCTGCGGATCCTACCCCCCCTTCCCCCGCCACGCAGAAGGTGCTGGATGCCTTCTGGAAGCAGCCTGGCGACCGCTCAGCCATTGCCGCCGCCCTCCGCGCCGCCGTCCTACTCCAGCAGTTCTCCGCTATCACAACCGAGGATTTGAAAAATGACTGACACTTTTCGTGAGCTGTGTGCCGAAGTTTTGGCATTCCACCATGGGGAAGGTCGCTATAACTTTTCTGGCTTAAACCCTTATGACCGGGATAATGCTGCTTTTGATGCTTGGCAGGACATTAGGCAACGGCTCAAGTCCGCTCTGGCCCAGCCCGCGCCCGCCCCGGCGGTGGTGCCGGTGGCGGTGAGTACATGGGATAATGGCTTTATGGGCGGCATCTGCGCAGCGTTAGCCGTGGTAAAAGACCATGGCGACGGTGTTGTTTGGAAGGAAATTGTTAGATCGGTTGGAACTGACTATGCTTTGAATTACGCAGCTAACGTGAATCCTGAAGATTGGGAACTGGCTGGTTTTAGTACTTATGCCCAGTCTGAGCTAGGCAAAGGCAAGCCAGACCCGGTGCCCCAGGCCGGGGGGGTGGGGTGCCACACGCCGGGAACCGTGCAAACCGTGCAGGAGGAAAGTCATGGTTGAGCATTTTGACGAGCCCCAAGGCGAAGCTCGTAAATCCGCCGAAAGCGCGAGCAAGCCCCGCCTTGACCTGCTGCCGCCACCAGCAATGGAAGCCATTGCGGAGGTGCTGACCTTCGGGGCCAGCAAGTACGGCGCCAACAACTGGTGCCGAGGCGCCCGCTGGGGCAGGTACTACGCCGCTCTACGGAAGTTTTACCTCGACAAAGAAAAGTGTCCATTGCGCAGGGGCGCTTATTTATCAGGAAAAACGCAACACTCCCAACCAAATGACAAGGATTGCAGAGCGACTTGGGATGTACGGCCGAACACAGCTAAACATGGAGTCGCCAATCCGATGACCCACCCCCTCTCCCCCGCCGCGCAGGCGGTTGAAGCCGCCATCCTAAAAGTTGCCAGCCTCCCAGGCTTTGAGCGGCGCCGAATCATTGCCGCCGCCGCCCTCCGTGCCGCTGCGGATCACGTGGTGCCGGATGAGCCTTACTGCTCTGAGGACGACTCGCTATGTGAGTACCTCCGCAGAACGCAACGGCAAGAGACGCGCGCCCGAATCCTCGCCATCGCCGCCGAGCTGGAGAGGGCCAATGCCTGACCCCACCCCCGCCGATCGCCTGGCCCTGGCGGTGTGCCGTGGCGCCTGCCCAACCGGCGGCCCATGCCCGGTCGGGGCGATCTGCAGCGACTGCCGCCGCGACTCCGCCGCCGTCGCCCACGAACTGGCCATCATGCTCAGGGAGCGTCACGGGGGCTCCTCCCAGGTGGCCGATTGGCTTGACGGGGTGGGGTGCCACACGCCGGGGGCAGGGCAAACCGTGCAGGAGGTGGCCCATGATTGACCACAACATCCTTGACGACGCCATCTGCGCTTTTGTGCGGTCCTCCTCCGGCCATGCAACCAACAACCAAACACTGATTGATCTGGCTGGCGGCAAGTGGCGGACCGTTGACGCACGGATGCAAGCCATGCGCAAATCTGGGCGGATCCGCTGGCATGGGCGATCACGCAAGAACCACCCGCCAGGCGTTCGCTCCCATGGGTGGGAAGTTGTTGCCGAGCCAGACCGCTAGCCATGTCCACCCCCAAGACCCCCGGCTGGGGCCTCCGCATCCTCCAGGTCCGCTCCACCAACGGCACACCCGAGGCACTGATCCTCCCCCCAGACCACGAAGCACCGTTCTGGACGGACCTCCGCCCGATCGCCCAGCACCAAGCCCGCACCATCTACGAACCCATCACCAAATGACCGTTCTCGCTGACTTCCAGATCCGTGCCCTATGCGAAGCCGGCATGGTCACCCCCTTTGACCCCGCCCTCCTCAACCCTGCAAGCCTGGACCTTCGCCTGGGCTCCAACATCCTGATCGAGTCCAGCGAGGGGCCCGGCCTTGTGCCCTACTGCATGGCTCACCACACCGCAGACGACCCCTACCGCATGGTGCCTGGGCAGTTCCTGCTCGCAGAAGGTGAGCCAATCTTCAACCTGCCCAAGTGCATCGCCGCACAGTTCGTGCTCAAGTCGTCCCGCGCCCGCGAAGGTCTGCAGCACCTGCTAGCCGGATGGTGCGACCCCGGCTGGAACGGCTCACGCCTCACCCTAGAGCTGAAAAACGTCCGCCAGCTCCACTGGGTTGGCATCTACCCAGGCCTCAAGATCGGGCAAATGAAGTTCCTACGCATGGACTCCACCCCCCTTGCGTCCTATGCCGAGGTTGGGCGCTACAACGCCGACACTACCGTCACTGCGTCGCGTGGATAACCGTTGCCGTTCCCAAACGGCAATTATGGCTTAGACTATGGGCGACCGCAACGCAACCACGCCTGTGCCTGCTGGCGGACGTCCCACCAAGCTCACCAGTGAACTGGTGAAAGCGGCGCGCATCGAAGCGGCTCACGGCCTCCCTGTCGCCCTGATCGCGGATCGGCTTGGCATTGGCCGAACAACCGCACACACCTGGATCAGGAACGCTGATAGCAAAGGTGAAGACAGCCTTGAATACAAGTTTCGGGCTGCCATCTTTCTAGCTGATGCGGAAGAGTGCAAAAACCTTTTAGGCGGGCTTCGCACAGCAGCATCGGGCTCGAAAGACAACCCGCCAAACGCTTGGGCTGCATCTTGGCTCCTGACGCATCACCCCAGGCTGCGTGATCACTTCTCCGATGCTGCCGCCGATCGCCGCGTAGAGCGCAAGACCGTTGCCACCGTGATGGATGCCCTTGCCTCTGCTGGGCTTACCCCAGACGATGAACGGCGAGTGCTGCTGCAGATCCAGGCCCGTGGTCTCGGGACGCCTCCTGCTGATGAGGGGGAACCGTGACCGATCTCGTTCGCACCCTGCTGGCACGACGGCCCTTTGTGAGTGAAAGCACCCTGCTGGATTGCCTGGAGCTTGCCGAATGGCTTGGCTTGCGCATTGCGGCAGGCTTTGTCCCGGAGATCACCACCGCCGAGATGATGACCCGGTGGCAGTGTTCGCAGTCCACCGTGAGTAGGCGGATTGCGGCATTACGTGAGCATCAGCTGATTGACGTTACGGACCACCCAGGGCCCGGCGCCTATTGGGCGGTGTATCGCGTGGGGCCGGTGGGATGACCCCCATCCGCGCCCCTGACCCCTCTTCGCGCCTCGCCGTGCTGGAGCTGGAAAGCACCGCAGCGGCGCACATGCGGCTTGACATCCCCGCCACCCTCGCTCGCATCCGCGACGACCTCCACGGCGGGCAGGTTGAGCTATTTGATGACACCACCACCCGTGAGATCGGCGTGGCCGCTGGCTACGGGGCAGGCAAGACCCTCGGCGCCTGTGCCAAAGCCTTTCAGCTTGCGGTGCTGAACCAGGGCTTCATCGGCTGCGTGCTGGAGCCCACTGGGCCCATGCTGCGGGACATCTGGATCAGGAAGTTTGATGCCTTCCTTGATCACTACGGCATCCCCTACACCTTCCGCGCATCGCCACTGCCCGAGCACATCCTGCACCTACCAGATGGTGATACACCCGTACTAGCCCGCAGCTTCGAGAACTTCAAACGCATTGTTGGCCCTGACTGGGCATGGGCCCTTGTTGACGAGGTGGACACCGTTCAGGAGCAGATCGCCGCACGGGGCTACGAGAAGATCCTCGGCCGCATTCGAGTTGGCAATATCAGCCAGCTTGTCTTCCTCTCCACCCCAGAAGGATTCGTCTGGCATTACAAGACCTTCGGCACCGTTGAAGCCCAGGCCGATCCTGGCAAGCGGCTGATCAGGATGCGCACCCAGGACAACCCACACCTGCCCGAGGCTTACCTGGACAACCTGCGCACCCGATACACCAGCAACATGCTCAAGGCCTACATGGAGGGCATCTATATCAACCTGAAGAGTGGTCAGGTTTACGACCGCTTCAACCGTGATTATCACGTTAAGCCGCTACCCGATGGCCTACAGCTCACTGATCAGATCCTGATCGGCATTGACTTCAACGTTGGGAATATGTCCGGCGTCCTGCTAGTGGTGCGGAAAGGCATCGCCCACGCCTTCGCCGAGATCATGGGCGCCCATGACACCGATGACCTATGCCGCAAGGTGCGCGAGCGATTCCCGGACCGTTCAATCTGGGCCTATCCCGATGCCAGCGGCGCTAACCGCAGCACCAATGCCAGCCTCTCCGACATCGGGATCCTGAAGTCCTACGGCTTTGCCAACTACGCCCCTGATGCCAATCCCCCGGTACGCGATCGGGTGAACGTGGTGCAGGCCCTGCTGTTGAACGCCAAGGGGGAAACGCGATTCTGGATCAGCCCAGAGTGCCCACGGCTGATCGAGGCCCTGGAGCGCCAGCCCTACAACGAGCAAGGCGAACCGGACAAGAAGACCGGCTACGACCACCCGAATGATGCCGTGGGCTACCCGCTGCACCGCATCTTTGCCGCAGAGCTGGGCTACGGCCCCGGCGGCCCCATGCGGATCACCACCGCCACCTATGGCCACGGCTCCACCGCACTGCTGCAGCAGCCGGAGACCCCACCACCCCGGCGACGGTCCGCTATCCCCGGTTTCCGATGACCACCACCCTCACGCCACAGCCCACCGATACCCTCCCGGAGCCCCCCAAGCGCAGGCGCCGGGAGCGTAAGGGTGCGCCGCTGGAGCAACCGGCCAAGCCTGGGGCACCACCGCGCACTGAGCTCTCCGAGCGGCTGATTATTGAGAACCAGGGGCTAGCTGAGGCAGCCGCTGCTAAGTGGTCCCGCCGCTGCAGCCGGCCCTTTGAAGACTTCATCGGCCCCGCCCTGGAGGGGCTGATCAACGGGTGCCGCCGCTACGACCCGCACAGGATTAACCCCGCCACAGATCGCCCCTATGCGCTCTCAACCTGCGTGTGCATGTTCATCGAGGGAGCTATTAAACACCACATCAGGGACCACGGCTACGACGTGAAGATGCCATCGAAGTGGCGTGAGCACTACCCCCGTGTTCGCCGGATGCTGGCCGAGGGACAGACGCTAGCTCAGGTTGTCGAGGCCCTGCCCTGCTTCACGGAGGAGGAGATCACCGAGATGGTCGGCGGCATGGTCGGCACGGTGGAGCTGGAAGACGAGCTGACCCTGTTCAGCCAGCATCAGCCGATGGCAACAGAGGCAGCCCTTGCCCCCGCGCTCTATGCCCTCACCGATGCAGCGTTCGCCAACCTGCGCCCCGCTGATCGTGGCCTCCTGGAGCGGTGGGGGGCTGATCCATTCAAACGGGCCTACCCCTCGGGGCCGATGATTCAGTTCCACAACCGCCTGAAGGCGCAGCTGCGTGGACGCACGCTGGAGCAGTTCCGCCAGGGGCTCCTAGGGCTCGAAGTTGCCACCATTGCCCCCGTGCCCCGTGAGCGGCGCCCCCGCCAGCCAAGGCCCGCACCGGTCGAGGTGGTGCAGCCGTCCCTTTTCCAACGCCGCAAGCCCCATCCCAAGGCGGTGAAGCTCTAAGCGGAAAGCTCCACTAGCAGGCAAAGAGTACGGGCGGCGGTGCAATCTGAACATCCTGGAACCGACCCGCAGTTGCCATCGTTCCGGCATCCGATCCTGCGGGAGCACGCCGAGGATCTGGAGCGAGCCTACGACGCCTGGTATTGCCTGAAGGGTGAGGCGACCAAGCAAAAGTATCTGCCGGCCGAACCAGCGGAACCGCCCAATGCCTATCAGGGCAGGCTGGGCCGTGCGGTGTTTGCCGACTTTTTCAGGGCTGGTATCGAAGCCTTCGCAGGGGTGCTATCGCGCAGCGACCTAGTGAACCCGCCGCCGACCTTTGAGAGGGCGAAGGACAACATTGACCTAGAGGGCAATAGCCTTGAGGCATGCCTTCGAGATGGTGGGGTGCCGGTCCTGGTGGAGATGCCCGATGGCAAGCCTACCGATGGGGCCAGCGAGGCTGCACTGAAGCGGCGCCCGTATCTGGTCAGCCGCACCCGTTCAACCTGCCTGAATTGGCGGACCGCCATTGTCAATTCGGTGGAGGTGGTGACCCGCTGCACGTTCCTGGAATGGGCTGAGGTTGATTCCCCCGATGGTGACTTTGGGGTGATCTATGAGGAGCGCTACCGGGTGATCGAGGCGGGGAAGTGGACGCTGTACAAGTTGACCAAGCAGGCAGACGGCAGGCTAACTATTGACGAGGTGAGCAATGGCCAATACCTGGACGCCAAGCAGAAGCCGCTGCCGATCTGCCCGGTAGTTTGGTATCCAGCCGAGAAGGCCGGGTTCGGCAGGGGTGGGCAGCCGCTTCGCCAGGTGGTGGAGCACTGCATCGAGCATTTCCAGATGCGCTCCGACCTGAAGGAGAAAACTCGCAAGTGCGCCATGCCGGTGCCAGTGAGGAAGGGCGCCCCTCCGCCGATGCCTGGCAAAGCAGTCACACCGCTGGTGATTGGCCCTAACACGGCTGTCGATGTTGATAAGGACGGAGACTTCTTCTTCCGCGAGCCCAGTGCAACTTCCCTAGCCGAGCAGCGGGAGCAGGTGAAAGAGGTGGAGGAGTTGATCAACCAGCAGTTACTGGGCTTCCTCAGCGGTGACAGCAAGATCACCAAGACGGCCACGCAGGCGCAACTGGAAGGCGGCAGGACTCAGGTGAGCATTAAGTCCCTGGGCGAGCGTAAGAAGTCCGCGATGCAGTCCATCCTGGCGATCTGGTGCCTCTATACCGGGGAGGAGCTACCTGTCGGGGCTGGCCTCACGATGGACGAGAACGCCTTTGTCCCGCCGCTCGATGCACAGGGCGCCAAGGCACTGATGGATCTAACCGGTGGTGAGCCGCTGATCAGCCAGGAAAGCGCCGTGGAGGAGCTGCAGCGCGGTGGGTTCAACCGGGCAACGAGCAGCGTGGAAGACGAGATGGAGCGGATTCGCAAGGAGCGGCCGACGCTGGGGGCGCCAACACCAGGGCGGAACGACACGACCACGCCGCTGGATATGAGCACACCGCTGGATGAGGTAGAGCCGACGGTGGCGGCATGAGCGGAAAGCTAAGCCGTAACCAGGAGGCCCCATGGGTGCGGAACAGCTTTACGAACAGATCAGCACCGCTATTTCCGAATCCTTGTGCAGTTTGTTTGAGGCGATCGGTGTGCTGGAGCTAGCCAAACAGGAACTGGTGCTCGCCAGCTTTGACGACGATTCCGACGATGAGGAGGAAAGCGACGGGGTGGTGGGCGAGTGAAATACTCATTTATCAGCCTTGTCGTTGGCGGCTGCTGGGGACTGTTCCTTGCTAACGGAACCCGGTTTGATTTTGCTTTATCGGGTGGAATGATTGTGGCCGGTATCGCCCTTCTGCTGTACTTCCCACGGTCGTAACCCATGGCCCAGGGCGACCGCATAATCCGCAGCGTTGATAGCTACGCCGCCATCCTCGATGAGCTGGAGGGGCGGATGGTGGCCAACACCACCGCCATGCTCCGCACCGCCCTGGATCGCGTCCTAGGCGACCTGAAGCGGCATTACAGCGCCTACCTGAATGCCGTGGGCCCCGAGGCACTGGACCCCGAGGGGAACCCAATCAGAGCCCCCGGCGCCTATAGCTCCGGCGAGGCGACAGCGAAATACCAGGCGATCCTGCGGGATGCTCAGCAGTTCCTGCCGCCCGAGGAGATCGCAGCTTGGCAGCGGCGGTTCACCACCGATCTAGTCGAGGCCCTATCCGTTGGTGGTGAGGCGGCTGCCGCCCTGCAGGCCATCGTGACCGGTGCCACTGCCACCTATGCCGGTGCCAACCCGCTGGCGGTCCGTGCTGCCACACAGGCCGCAACCGCCTTCATGCAGGGCGAAACTGCCCGGTTCCGTGATCAGATCGCCCAGATCGTGAGCGAAGGAGTAGCCCGTGGCTGGGGCCCCAGGCGGCTGGAACGGCAGATCCTCGGGGCGCTGGAGGGCACAACCGACCCCACGGGCAAGACGGCCCGCATGGGGCTGCGGCAGCGGGCTGAGGTGATCGGGCCAATGCCTATGTGAAGGGCGCCCTTGAACACAACCTAAGGGAGGGCTACGCCTTCATCCGGTGGGTCGCTGCCACCGATGAGCGGGCCTGTCGGTATTGCCTCAGCCGCCATGGGCAGATCTTCCCGGCCGATCAGGTGGTGATCCCTGCTCACCCGCAATGCCGCTGCACCCCGGTTCCGGTGCCTGCTAATGAGGTGCTGGAAGAGGATGCGGTGATTCGTGACACCCTGCTCGATGGTGAGTTCTGGCGGGAGGAGCAGGCGGCAGGCGTGAGAGCCCTGGCCAAGGCTGAGGGGATCAGCGAGGAACGAGCGCGGGGGCTGCTGCAGCGGGCGCTGACGACACCAACTGCCAGCGAGCGGTATCTGTTCCCCGATCGCAAGCGCAGTATCCCGCCCTCGGCGCCGTTGGATTTGGATGGGCGGACGTTCAGCGAGGCGATAGGGGAGCTAGCCGCTAGGAGGGCGGCGGCTAGGGGGTGATCTGAAGCGGGATCAATCTCGGCGTGTTTCCAGGTATTGATACTGATTTTTGTCCGTTACCCTTGTGTAGATTGCCACCCACCGAGGCTTGCGTTCATACAAGGGGTCGATTTCAAATGATAATGGAAGATCAATCGGCATCCAAAACTCGTAGGGACGACCGTAGATGCTTACCGTTTCACCGTCAAACGGACCGCCAAGCAATACAAGTTCAGTAGCGGTAGGGAGTGCCGGGGTGTCCATGGTGGTGGTTAACAATGTGGTTGACAAAGCGGGGCTCAGTGGTTGTCAATCCCGATGTGAAGCCACTGACAGGGCTTGACCGTCAGCGGAGCGGGGTGGAAGCCGTGGCGGCGCAGGATCTCGCCACTTACTACCTCGTAGCGGGGCAGTCTTGATGGAAACCGCAGCCGGCCCAGGCGCCAACGGTAAGCATGACTGAATGGATCCTTGGCCCACAGCACCCTCAGCCAAGCCTTGGCGATCCACCCCATGTCGCAGGTGATCACCTCTCCCGTCTCTGGGTCACAGGCCACCACGCCGCGCAACTGGCGCCCCAGCCGGTCGTAGACGTTGGCGCCGTTGGG